GCCCGTCGAAGGCGGAGCATCCAGCGCAGTTGCCACGACCGACACCCCAATGTGGGAGATGTTCGTGCAGCTGAAAGCGGCTGCAAAAACCAAGTACATCCGCGGCATCATGGAGAATGGGGAAGAGACTTTCCACGCGTTCCTGACGCCAAACGCGATGGCGAAACTGAAACTCGACGCCACCTACCTGTTGAACGTGCGCCATGCCCAGCCTCGCGGCGACGGCAACACACTGTTCTCGGGCTCTACCGTCAAGATCGACGGTATCTACCTGCATGAGTTCCGTCACGTACCGAACACCCTGGGCGCAGCCTCGGGTTCTAAGTACGGCGGTGGCGGCACGGTAGAGGGTTGCCAGGTTCTGGTCTGCGGTGCGCAAGCACTCGGCATGGCTGACATCGGCGCTCCGGAGTGGGTTGAGAAGGGCTTCGACTACGAGAACTCGCAGGGTATCTCCTGCGGCAAGATTCTCGGGTTCCGCAAGCCGCAGTTCGCGACCATTTACGAAGCTAGCACCACGGAAGATTTCGCCGTGTTGAGCGCTTACGTTGCCCAATAAGGAGAACACAACATGGCCGTTCTAAAAGCAGCTCGCACCGCGCAACAGCCCCTGGTTGCGGAATTCGTTTTCAACTTTAACGATACCGCAGTCGACACTGTCGCGCTCACCTCCAAGACGTTCGGTAGCACTTACACCGACGCCCTGGTGTTTGACGCCATCCCCATGCCAGTCGGCGCAGTTATCTGCGGCGGCGAGGTTGTGGTGGAGACCGCGTATGTGGGACCAACAGCATCGACCGTTTCGGTCGGTATCGCCGGCGCCACTACCTCCCTTGCAGCCACTGTGGACTTGCTGACCGCGACGCGCACCGCGCTGACCCTCAGCACCACGGCGATGTTCAAGGGTAACACCGGTACGAACATCCGCTTGACGTTTGCGCACACAGTCGCCAACGCCACCGCCGGCAAAGCTCGTGTCCGTGTAATGTACACGCTTGACGGTCGCGCTCAAGAGAATATCGGCGCGTAAGTTGACGTAACGCAGTAGGCAGGGGGCTACGGCCCCCTGTTCCACATCCTTACTTCGGAGAACGCCATGAAGCCGATCAAATTCATCAGCAACAAAGACCAGATTATCCGCACACGCGTGGGCCACTCGATCGAGTTCAAGAAGGGCGAGCCGACGCACGTACCACCTGAGGCATGGGCAGAAGTCCAGGCCCGGGGTGTTATCCCGGAAGAAGATTTGCCAGAGCCGGATATCAGCAACAAAAACGAGCCCGACGATCCAATGCAGCGCAAGAAAGTGCTGATGGATGCGTTCGAAGCGATTGTCCTCGAAGGCAACCGCGACGATTTCATGGCGACTGGGCGTCCGACGCTCCCGTCTGTTTTCAACCGCGTGAAGTTTAAGATCGACGCCAAAGAGCGCGATTCCCTGTGGGACGAGTACAAGCAGAGTAAGGATGCGTAATGAATTCGACAGAGGTGGTAGATACCTTCCGCCTCGAAGTCAACGACCTCGCAACACCGCAACTCTGGTCTGACGACGAGGCGTTTGAATACCTAGATGATGCGCAGAACCAGTTCTGCCTACACGTCGATGGTATTGCTGACGCCACCTCGTCGCTCACTCAGCTCGATATCACGACAACGACCGATGAAGTCGAGCTGAGCCCCCTTATTCTGAAGTTTCGAGCCGGCTACCTCACATCGACTGGTAAGCCGATCTCAATCATCAACTACGAAGACATGCACCAGATGCGTCTTCGCTTCGACGGCACCACCGGCGAAGTTCAGTACCTCGTCATCGGCCTCCAGGCCGGCTACGGCAAGTACTACCCATACCCCATCAGTGCAGACACTCTGCAGCTGTACGTCGACCGCCTCCCGCTCGAGCGGATCACCTCGGCTGGCAGCCAGGAGCTCGAGATCCCTCGCCAACACCACACCCACCTCACGCTGTGGATGCGCGCCCGCGCGTACCGCAAGCAGGACGCGGCGGTGTATGACAAACGTCTGGCCGATGAATTTGAAGCACGCTTCATGAACTACTGCGCCGAAGCTAAGAAGCAGCGCGATAAGGCAAAACATAAAACCCGCGTCGTCAAGTATGGAGGCATCTGATGGCATCAACTCTGAACTTGGACATCCAACGCGGTGAGACATTTAACTATGTCCTGCGCTGGGGCGCTGCGCCCCTCGTTTACAAGCCGGTAACCGCCGTGGTGGATACATCCCCACTGCAGGTCACTGCGACCGCCCACGGCATGCCCGACGGCTGGTACGCGGCTATGACAGGCTTCGTCGGTATGGATGAGGTCAACGCCTCAGGTAACCCGCCGAAGGCGAAGGACTACCACAAGGCAAAAGCAGTGGATGCCAACACGATCGAGTTCAACACAATCGACGCCTCCGCATTCGGTGAGTACGTCTCTGGCGGCAGCATCGTCTATCAGACGCCGGTCAATCTTTCGGGTTTCACCGCCAAGATGGATATTCGCGCCGTGGCCGATCCAAGCACCACCGCGCTTTTTACACTGAGCACGGCGAATAGCCGCATCGTCATCGATGACACTGCCAAAACCATCACCCTGACTATCTCCGCGACGGACACCGCCTCGCTGTCCCTTAAGAACGCCCTCTATGACTTGGAACTGATCTCCCCCGGCGACGTACGTACGAAGCTGATGAAGGGTACGGTTAACACAGTCAACGAGGTCACTGCGTGATTGATATCGTCTTTGTAGAGCCGTTCGACGTTGTCGCCGCTGAGCGCGCGCCGAGCGCGTTCCTGGTCTCGGCCGGCGAGCAGGGTCCGCCAGGTGCGTTCGTCCCAGCGCTTGCCGGCGCCAATAAGGTCTACGGCGCGAACGCGGGTAACACCGGGTTCGAGTTTAAGACCGTGTCGGCCGGTTCCGGCATTGACGTGACACATTCTGTCGGCGGCATCCTGATTGGGGTTACGCCGAATTTGGTCGGCCTCGCGTCGCTGCTAGTAGGCTACTCAACGCCGCTGTGGACAGAAACGCTCGGCACCTCTGGCGCTTTGTACGTCGGTGCGAACGCGGCCATCGGTGGCACGAACATCGATACCGGCAACATTCTCAAGGTCTGCAACAACGGCTATACGCTCGTCGGCACGCAGCAGACCGGGTTGAATGTCATCGCGTTCGGCAATAGCGCGGGCACGACGTCTGTCATTGGCGCGAGCTACTCGCTGCGCTTCACGGCGGCAGGCAGCCCAACAACACTCCCATTTGCCTGGGGGCACGCCGTACCATCGATCCAGACCGCTGCGAACCTGACGCTGACGGAAGTCGCCGGGTTCGTGCTGTACGACCAGACGGTCGGCGTCAACAACTACGGCTTGAAGTCGGCTGTTACCGCCGGTTCCAACAAGTGGGCCTATTACGAAAACGGCGGGGCAAACAGTTCCCACCTCGGCAGCTTCCGGGTTGGCTCTAACACCGCGCCAACGTCCACGCTTGATGTCACCGGCACCTTCGCCGTGTCTGGGGCGTCGTCACACGTCGGTGTCGCCTCTTTCGCCGACGGTACCGCAGCAGCCCCAGGCATCGCGTTCACCTCGTCGTCAGGGGTAGGCTTTGCGATCCTCAGCGGCGAGATTTACGCCACGCGCAGCAGCGCTGGCCAGTATCGTTTTGGCTCCACTGGTTTTGAGATTCCGTCAGCGTTCGGCTACTACTGGAGTAACAACAGCACCTCAGCAAACTCTGCGGCTGACACCGCGCTCATGCGTGACGCTGCATCGATTATTGCGCAGCGTGTCGGCACCACGGCGCAACAGTTCAAGGTTTACAACACATACACTGACGCCAGCAACTTCGAACGCGCAGTTCTAGGCTGGTCGTCAAATCGATTCTTCATTGGCTTCGAACTGTCTGGAACTGGCACGTCACGGCAAGTTGAAATCCAATCGGGCTCAGTTGGGCCTCTCATCCTCAGCCGTGTGTCGAATTACAGCGGTATTCAATTCTTAGACAACACGGCGGCAGCATACTCGCGCATAGGGTGTTCCGCCACCGCGCTATTCCACGTCCAATCGCTGAACGGCGGCACCACCTACTGGAACTTTACCACTGCTGCTTTAGCGCCAGGCGCTGACAACACTTACGACCTAGGCACCACGTCCGCTCGCCCCCGCACCGGGTATTTTGGGACGTCCGCATTCGTTGCCACCACCACGGCGAACGCACCACTAAGTGTTGGTGCGACGAGCAGCCTGTCCGCGTGGTTCAACGGCTCGATTGCTATCGGCGGCAACGCCCCTGTCGCCTCCACCTTGTTTGGGATCGATAACGTATCGGTACCGAGCGGCACGACGCAGACCGGGTTCTACATCAACCCGACATTCACGTCCGCAGCCACCGTCGGCATCTACGGCCACATCATCAACGGCGGCTCACAGAACGCCGTATTCAACACGACGACGGTTGCGTCGCTGCTGATCAACACCTTCGTCAAGGGCGCAAGCCACACCATTACCACGATCTACGGCATTCAGATCGCGGACGTAACGGCAGCAGCGACGACGGCCGTCGGTATGCGGATGCAGGTGTCATCTGGTACGGGTAAGTGGACTGCCTATTTTGATGGCACGGCAAACAACGCGATCGTCGGCAACGTAATTATCGGCGCGACAACCGTGCCGGTTTCACCGTTACAGGTAGTTGGCGGCGGTAACAACGCGGGCGGCGGTATCACGGTCAGCACCGGGCAGACCGCCAAATCGACGTTCCAGCCGCTGAATGTCGCTGGCGAGATTATTACGTCTATTGGTAGCAATTTGTACGTTGATGCGGGGCTCGTCACCCAGCGCTTCGATACAGGGGTGCGCGCATGGGCTATCGGGTTAGATAGTCGCGCAGCGCAAGACCTGTTTAAGCTGACGAACATCACTGCTGGGGGGACGGTAAAGGTTGTATCGATGATCCTCGCCGACGGCACCTTCGCCGTTGGTAACTTGTCCGCTACCCCAGCGACAACCGGAGCGGTGTTCAGCGTGGCAGGTGCGACGGGGGTCACGACACAGACTGGTGCGTCGAATTTGGTGATAAGTGGACTTACTTCAACCATTTCCACAGGTGGGAACGCCACCAACATCACGTATGGGTCGTTTACTTTCAGTGGCTCACATACCAACGCCGCACGCATTGGTTTCACAGCCGGTGGTGGCAGCGACCTGAACTTGTACTACGACGTACCAACCACCGGTACGCATATTTGGCGCATCAACACCACGACATCGCTCACCCTAAGCAGCACCGGCCTCGCAGTAACGGGCCTCGTCTCAGCAACCACCGCATTCCGCGCGCCGGATGGGTCATCGAGCGCGCCAGGGTATTCGTTTACTGCTGAAACGACAACAGGATTTTATCGTCGCGCTGCAGGCGTTACTGCGTGGACGGCAGGCGGCGGTGAATTACAAGCGGGTGGGGTTTACCTTAGTAGCGGCGGGCAATTCGGATGGTATAACGGTGCGCTCGGGGGAACGCTTGACCTCTTTCTGTATCGTGACGCCGCCAACACCCTTGCGTTGCGCAACGGCACGAACGCTCAAGATTTCCGCATCTACAACACGTACACTGATGCCAGCAACTTTGAGCGGCTCCAGCAGTATTGGAGCGGTAACGTCGCCATCATAGGCACTACGAACCTCGGCACCGGAGCAGCGCGAAATCTACGAATTCAACCCGCTGGAATTTTGCAGGTGGGTGGCTCTTCCAATTGGGCGTGGGAATTCAACGCAAGCGCGTTCTATCCACGCACCGATAACACCAACGATATAGGCTCCACGTCCCTCCGCCCCCGCACCGGGTACTTTGGTACGTCCATCATCCTCCCGTTGATAACAACGCCATCAGCCACGGACCTGGAAATTCGCACCGCCGCGTATGCGACGAGAATCACACTAAACAACACGACGGGGTGTATATCTTTCGGCGGCGCAGCTGCAAGTGCGAGTGCGACGAGAATTTCGCAAACAGTATCAACAGGGGACGCATACCACCTGATCGGCGGGCTAACTAATGTCGGGCTCATATTCGGCACCAACGGTGGGTCCGAATTAGCGTTTATCACGTCAACCATTGCCAGCCAAAATCTGGAATTCAGAACAGGCGGAGCGTCTATCCGTTG